CTCCCCAGCTTTCCGAGGACCCATAGCGATAACTAGGGTTCCCATTTAATTATTAGCTGTAGTTGGACTTCGCAACGATGACTCGGAAGAACCGAGGATCGAGTTGCTTGGCCGCGTAGAACGTCTTAAACGAGGCAATTACGCGCTGGTTGTAAACGTCACTCTTGTCGGGAGCATCGAGGATCGTGACCTTCGGAGCGAAGGGCGAGCCAGAGGCTGCCAACGAGGACAAGCTAGGAACACCAAACGCGCCACCACCGAGGAGGACGTTGGCATATCCAGTGTTAACACCGACTGTTCCTACGCTGTTTTCAGCGATACCAGAGGCGGAGGTATTGAAGGTCTGTACGTTCGTTGAGGAAATCACCGACACGCCAAACAACTTGCCGATTTCACCCTTGAAGATGGCATCGGGATTCGAGTAGCTCGAAACCTTCAACCAATCATCGTCCTGCTGTAGATCACGGATAACGGCAGGATGCGCGACAAGCGCGTAGCCGTCCTTGATCTTAGGAGCGCGGGCGATAAACAGCGAAGTCGCACCATCGAGCAAGTCGGTGGATGTTAATGCGCCGTTAGCAACTGAACCAGTAGCCCAGGTCGTGCCGTTAGTCGTGTTCTGAGCATAACGGTTATACGATTTGGTGGCTACGCCAGTACCAGTGCTGGTCGATGAATCCTGCACCAACGCGCGGTGACATAGTGTGTCAGCGTGGAGGGCGGCATCTTCGCCGAGTTGTTTGGTGGCCTGTGCCAAGTGCGAGAACAATTCGGTTGCGAGAACAACATCCGTTAGGATGATCTTGCTTCCATACTGTACAAGCGTGGCTTCCACTGAGGACAACGTGAGATCACGCTCGTCACCAGAGGTAGGGGTAGTTCCTTCCGAGAGAGAGGAGATCGCAGTGATGCTGGGATCGCCGAATCGGAAGAATCGGATTGTTTTGTTTCCACCCGTTTTTGTTGGGTAGGGGGCTTTCATTGCGAATTGCTCCATTTGGAGAAATGGGATTGCACGTTCCAATAACGCCTTCGAGAAGTACGTCTGGAACTGTGCGCTGACTGAACCAGTAGTTACCATATAATTAAGTATCCTTGTTTGTTATGACTATTCAGCTTCTGTCAACTTCGCTTGCCATTTTCATCAATTCACGTTCCTGCTCATCTAGAGTTAGTTCGTGAAAAGCTTTAGTCTTGGCAGGACCTTTTGGTTGTCCAGATGCTGGAGTAGTCGCTTTTCTGAGTTGAGAAAGTTCTTTCTCATACTCTGCAACCTTTTTAGACAAATCGGAGGCGGACTCCGCTTGGAGCTTAACCTTGGCAATTCCAACCGCATCCTTGATACCCGCTGGGTAATTACGCAGGATTGCGTGGTTTTGCAACATTTCCGATACGGCTTTATACAATGTGCTGTTTGAATCTTTAAGTTCAGGATTTGCTTCTACTTCATCAAGCAAATTTTTATCCCACGCAGATTTTAGTTCTGTTTGGGTTTTCTGCTCAATCTCTTTCCTGTCCTCAACCTCGATGTCACCAGCTTTTTGTTCGGCAAGTTTTGCAAGATCGTCACGGCCTTCATCACGGTAGCTCTTTGCTGCTTCCCTGTAATCTTCCGCGCTAAACTTGCGACTTCCCGACTTTGTCTCGCTTTGAGTAGTTTCTGGAGTCTTCCTTGCCCTTTCAGCCTCGATCTGCTCACGTTCTGCCTTGATTCTGGCCTTCTCTGCTCGGACATCTTCCCACTCCTTCTCAAGTCGTGACTTAGCCTTCTCGTAACGGGTAGGCTTCTTTTCGGAAGCCGACTCCGACTTGTCTTCTGAAGATTGCGTTGTTAAAGAACTTTTATCTTCCTTGGATTTCTCCTTGGTAGACGAAACCTCATCCGAGGCTTCTAGTTTTGTTTTTTCGGCTTTTTCAGCAGGCGCGGGTGTCTGCTCGTTATCTCCGCTGGCCTTTTCTGTAGCTTCTGTTTCTACTTTGGCTTTTTCGTCTTCCTTGGGAGTGGGAGTAAAATCCCGTCCTTCGTCAGCCGCTTGCGCCATCGCCAATACATCCGCTTCAGTTAGGTTATTTGAATCTGCCATTTGACCCTTTCTTACACTTTTCGGTAGGGAGTCATTCTACCTCAAGGTTAGTCGGCTACTGGTTCATCCGATCCATCCCCATAGCCTGGGATGGCGGAGTTAAGTTTTTGGGATGCGAGCGATTCTAAGGTCGCTACGCAAGCCCTATATCCTCTAGCATGTCCACAAGCGTCTGCAAGTTCCTCTGGTTTCTTCATTACAGCAGAGGCGTTTTGACGCAGGGTTAGGTTAAGTAAAATCAAACTTAGCTTGCGACCCGTTGGGGTGGCAAGAAATCCAGTCCAAGCTTTTTCATCTTCGTCTTCCCACTTGGGTTCGTTGACCCACTCGTAATTCTTGACGAAGAACTTTAATGATCTTAATAGTCTAATCATAAATAATTTACAGAGAAAATATCTTTCCGCTTTCTCTGTTGTGTTTAGATAGATTCCACATATACGGAACCCATTGCAAGTTCTTTTGATGATGAGATCCGCCCAATGATAGTGGAACAATGTGATCTACATGAAACTTTATGCCAACACATTTTCCAACTCTTTTTGCCGCATCATAAAAAACTTTAATTACGTTGGTATCTCCACACAATACTCTGGAATTTCTCTTCATTGCTTGGTATTTTCTGACACGCGCAAGCTTGCGGGATAGATTGTTTTTTGTCCATTCCATTACATTTTTTCTATTCTGTATTGGATCAACATTCTTTCTTTGCCAAGCTAATTTTTGTTGATGACGTTTTGTGAAATTTTTTGGTGTTAGCCATATTTCACTATTGTGTCTGTATGACCAAAACATCATACCATCTTGTCTTATGTAGCCTCTTTTATACCTCATAGTTTTATTGCCCAGGAATCGCCTTGGAATAGTGTGTAGTCCTTTTGTCCTATTTCCTCAAGTAAGGCCATCTTGACTGACTTCCAACTCCAATCGTGACCAGCCATAATCCCGCCTTTTTTTAGTTTCTTGCGCCAGCATTTTAGGTCGGCAAGCACGCCTTCGTAGCGGTGATCTCCGTCTATGTAAACTAGGTCTAGCTCTCCATCCTTAAAGAATTGGAGTGCGTCAAGGCTTTTTCCTCTACTATATAGAACATTGCCAAGTGGTTTTATACGCTCTTGGAATGCTTCAAAGACAAACTTCATGGGGCATTGTTGGCTTGCCCTATCGTTAATATCGTATCCGTTTAACCAGGGATCAACCGCCATAACCTTTTTGAAATAATTGGCAATAACAACCGTGCCCTCCCCGCTGTAAGAACCAATCTCAACCGCTTTACCAGTTGCGCCCTGCTCGTTAGCCCACTGACAAAGATGTTTTAAGCCTTCCGCTTGGAAGGCATCCCGCATTACTGGTACTTTCAACCAGCCATCGGTGCTGGTGCTTGGCCTTGCATTGCTTCTGGAGGCAATTGTTGCCCCTGCTGTTGCATCTGAGCCTTACCTGCATCACGAAGCTGTTTCTGAATAGCACGAGATGTGTTTGGGTCAACCTGTTCCAAAGCTGCCAAGTGCTGTTGTAAGTGAGCCATCAGAACTTGCATTGCACTCTGATCGACCTGCTGTTGTCGCTGTTGAGCCGCTTGGTTAAACGCGAAGAGAACGGATATATGCGCTTTGTGATCATCGCTAGGCTTGATTGCGACTGGGAATCCAGTTGCAAGCATGGTCGCAATTTCAGTCGCTTGATCTTCAGCTTGATCGCCAGAGGCTGCGTTCGGATCTTGGAAGAGTCTACGGACCAGCGATGGATCATCTTGTTCAAGCACTGACTTTACAAGTTCGCCTTGATTGACAAAAGGATTATTTTGGAACATCTGCATCCTCGATACTGACTTCTGCAATGCAAACTGGCGGTTAACAAAGTCAAGTCCACCTTTTGGCTCAATCGAATACTCATCGTGGATGCCGTCTGGAGGCATTGAGCCAGTTTCTTCCGCATATCGGTACATCAAGTCTTTCTTGTTGTACTGCGTGTAAAGCGACCAGCACTGTTTGAAGAGATGGGCTAGACCCATCCTAAACATACGATTGCGTAAATCGCCAGACGCTGCTGCCTGTGACTGCAACGCTTGGATCTCGGTGGCAGTCTTGCGATCCGACACTTGGAACTGCGAACCAGATCCAAAGTCTGGATTGCCCATCCGCTGTTCAGAAAGGAGACGCTCTTCAAGCATCAGTTTCTGGAAGTCAAATGGAGGCTGACTAAACTGAACTGGTTTTAAGCCTTGAGGCAGGATCTGCCCAGGCTGCATCTTCAAGTTCGATGTGTTTAGCGAGATCGGATTCTGTGCTTCAAAAACGGGTCGGTTGGCCAGTTCAACGTAATCGGAGAGGGAGTTCTTGAGCTTATTTAGCAGGTTCTCATTCGGGAGAAGTATCTCTGCTACGCCTCTCGGACTGTACCAACCGCCCCCTGTTACCTCATAGGGGAAATCTACGAAAGGTGGTTCGCCGTGGCGATACGGCAATGTGAAAGGTTTGCGTACATCTTCGGTTACAACAAGCGGGCTATAAGTTTCGACTTTCCATCCATCCTCGGACGGAGTGTACATTTCCCAAAGGATAATACGGTCGTTCTCAGCCTCTTGAGTAATTCCTTCACGCCTGTAAATCTCGTTTTGAATCTCACTTCGTAAGCCCACTGATTTTGAGGGTTTACCAGAAATTGTTTTGATAAAGTTCTCATCCTGTTTGTACAATGGATTTGCCTTATAGGAGTCGACACTCGTTGAGATGATGTGAACAATGAAATCGGCATCTTTGAACTCCTTTGTGTGCGCTGGAACAATGATGTGGAAAGGATCAATTGCTTCAAACTCAATTCGCTTCTTGTCATCGTTCCAGATTACTTTGGATACGCCACGTCCGTAGAGAAGCAGGTTGTCGATGACAGAGACAATCTCTTTCTGAAAGTTTGTGCGCTCACGCATATTGTAGTCAAACCAACGCTCGGCTGATACGGTCAGCGGGGTTAGTTGCTGACGCATCGGAACAAAGCTTGAGAGAATGTCGTTGCCAATTGCGCTGTTGACGAAGGAAGGCTTTAGCTTCTCGATTGCTGTGTCAATCAACTGAACATGCAGGTCGGCGGCTGTAGGCCAAGGCTTGACCTTACGGCGCACACCAAAGTAGCGGGCTTGGTAGAACAACCGCTGGCGATTCTCCCAAGTCTCGCGCTGGTTAAGCGCGTCAATGATCCTTGTGTAATAATCTGTACGGCGTGTATCTTTAGCGTTCATTTCTCTCTCTCCCTGCTCAATTCAAATGATAGATCGTTGACGTAATGTAAAGCACGCTTGGCCCAAGCGCGTACTTTTGGATCAGCAGTACGGACAGCAGAATAGTTTTCATCTTGCATTAAGGACTCAACTGCCCCTGTCGTGTTTGTTACTGGTGTCGTTGTTGCGCAACCACCAAGACTCACTGCGCAGATCGCTGTCAATAGCATTGCGGTTCTTGCGCCAATCGTTTTCAAAGTTTTGTGTTCGCTTTTCTTTCCAGCCTGGAATGATGCGAAACACGGCTGCGATGATCTCAAGGATTGCACGCAGCACAAAAGATTATTTAATATTAAGTCCGACTGTCTTTAGGAAGTTTACGATCTTTTCCAAGATCGTATCATCCGCTGGGGTCGGTGTGAGCTTAACAATAATGCGAGCAGCCAATACGATGCCACCAACAGCGGCAACAATCTCAGTCCAATTTGAAGTAATCCAATTCCAAATATTCATAGTGTTTATCCTCCTGGGTCAAATCCAGCCATGACGGGGTCGTGTGCCACCATCATTTCTTGAAGTGACTTCCAAGTTGGACGCTCTATCTGAAATGTCAAGTCAAGACCGCTATTTGAGCTACTGAGGCACAAGGCCAGCGCGTCAGCCCTATCGGGTGAAGCTATGCCTCTGGCGCGCATTGAGTCTTTAGACTCCACGCCCAGCTTGCCCTTGCTGTTGGTGATTGTACGCCTGCAGGTCAATTGTGCGGTCAAGTCCTCATCCTCTGGCAGTATGATTTCAGCATCCTCAATCTTCTTTGCCATGTTGTACCACATCTCGGCTGACCTATTGGTATAAGCATTGTTGTCATATGCCGTAGCCCCAAAGTTCACGCGATTGACTGCCCATCCAGACTCAGCCAAGGCATCGCACATAACCATGCCCATCCCACTCGCGTCAGCGTAGATGTTGTTTGCTTCCAGCCCAGCCTTCTTAAACTCGACTATAAACCTGCCAACGGCTGCCATCGTGTCTTTCTCGCGCCAAGCAATCATAGGTAGAATCTTGTTGCCATCACTTATGCAGATCACGTTCTGATCTCCACCAGCTGCAAAGTCTACTCCTGCTATGCGTACACCTGGCTTGAATCTGGGTGGGGTGTTGTGGCAGTTCTGCAGCTGGGTGAGGTTGATAACTAGGCTTTCCAGCCCTATATCCACAAACTCGCCGTAGATCATAGATCGGGTCAGCGGGTGCTTCTCGCCGTAACGCTGGGTTACTTCGTCAATCTGAGCTTGCGTGATATGCGGGCAGTCAAACGCTGTGACTGCGTGCTTTGACCACATATTGGCTTCTTTGGTAAACGCTCGATAGAACGCACCGCTAGTCCCGCCTGGGCTGGATGCGATTAGCAAGCGAGTTGGTTGACATCGGCTGATAGCCTCGAACAGCGGGTCGGCTACGGTCTTGGCTTCGTCCACCACCATGAGCAATGGATGACATTCGTGGTCCTCTGCGTGCCAGCCTTCAGCACGCCCAGGATCAGTCGCTGAGTAGCCTATAATGCGTGATGTGTTGCCGTTGGGGTGGAGGTAGCGGATCTCGCCAGATGTGACCTCCCACGCACCGCCAAGCTTGGCAATGTGATTGCGCAGGCTAGGCCAGAGTTGGCTTTCGACTTGACGGAAAACGCCTGCCGTGGTTACAGCTATTGAGCGCGGGTAAACGAGCGCGTGCCATATCAAAATAGCCGAAATGACGGTGCTGGTCTTGCCAGAGCCGTTGGCTGCACGCAGGGCTACGCGACAGTCTCTAGGCTCTAAATCGCGTAATACCTTCCTTTGCCAATCATAAAGATTGATGCCCAAGACATTAGATGCGAATGCGGAGGGTTTAGATAGGTCTTCAAGAATCTCCTCTTGCGTGCGTTTGGGAGGCTTTGGCATAGGTGATGTTTAAGACCTCTTTTTGTTTTGAGCCACAATAATTTGGGGGGGTATATGCGTATTAAATGGGGGCTGGGGGAGTGGCGGGTGGTGTGGTGGTATACTTGGCCAAGCTCTCAGCCCTTGGTTTTCTTAATCTCATTCGCTGATGCCGTCTTTTAGGCAAATTTTTGCCATTCTCTTGAGTAGAATCCAAGTTAATACACGACTCATTGTGCGACTTATCAGTTCGGGGTGCTTTCACAATCGGTTGAACATCAATATACTTGCTACTATTTTCGAGCCTTGCCGTTTCTGCACTCGCCGTATTTTTCTTCCTGCCCGCGATGCCCGCGAGAAGCTGCGCGAGATTCCCCGATATTCCATGCGTAACGTCTTGCGTAACATTCAGCCGCGCACTGGGTTGGGCGTATCCGTGCGTTCTCTCCAGTATCCAGGCACGCGCCTGCCATGACTTCTCTCCAGCTAGTTCGACGCTTCTCAGCAGTCCCATTTCATGTTCACGCCTTGCCTTTTTTATAAGTCTGCCAAAGTCTTGGCGTTTAGATACCCAACCCTGCGCCGTCCCTGGATTGATTCCTATATATTCCGCTGCGCGTTCTAAAGTAAACCCTGCGCGCACTGCTTCAATTATTTTCGCGCCTAGCTTTTCGTCGTACTGCGTGGGCCTACCGTTCTTCGCCTTATCGGCTGGCAATTCTATCGCGCTTGGAGATGCGCCTGGTTCATCCATAAGTCATGCTTATACCTTATCCTGGGCGAAAAGAAAGTATTGCTTATTCAGTCCGATGGAATTACTTTGCTTTTATGAATAGCACACAAACCAACACCGAAGCGAGCGCGGTCAAAGTCACTCGCAAAACATACTCAAAGCAACTCCATACTTTTATTGAGGATGGCAAGCCTATGAAAACTATCGTTTATGGCGGGCTTGTTCATCTTAACGATGTTTATGGCAATATCATAATTGAGGACTTGGGAGAGGATAATAAGCACGGAAGATATATGCTTATGATCTCGAATGATGGCTGGATGTCTGACAAGCTAGAAGATCTCGAACCTCGTTTATTTGAGTGGATGCAATCGGAGGGTTTTGAATACGATTCAGAAAGCTAGGCGATTAGACCCCGAACACATCCACAAGGTGTGTTTCGGTCTGGCCGATAGGCTGGAACAAAAGAAACCAAAACGAAAGGAAATGACACACAATGAAAAGAACGATAGAAATTGATGACACGCTCGACAATCGGGTTGAGTGTGCGATTGACGAAGTAAAATCAGAACTAGAAAACTACTTGAAAGAGAATCCCGACACGGATTCTTTGCCTTGTCTCAATAACGACTTGGATTATAGCGGAGCGATTCACTCCATAGTTGATTCATCCGTTCCGATCTACACGCATGAAATCAAATCTACTTGGTATCTGCACAGCTCGGAACTTGAAGAAGCTTACGAAAACGCTGGAGTCGGTGACAACCCGATGGAGAACGATGGGATGTCGGCGATCTACTTCTACATTATGGAAAAGGTGCAAGAGTGGTACAACAACGAGGCGGAGGAAGTGTTCGAGAAGTGGATGGAGTCGAAATCGTGATCTGCTTCTCCATCTACTCACGAAATGGCTCATTCGTGTGCCGTTTTGCTGAACGCAGCCGAGCCGAAATGTGGAGGAAGTTTCACGGCATCCAAAACTTTGTAATCAGAAAGGAGGTATGGCGATGAACTCACCTCAAATCTACTCACTCGGACTACTCCACGGCGGACTCCTTTTGGGATTCGTCTGGCTAGTCTGGCCGAAACGGAAATAGTTTTCCCTCGTCTCTCCTCGTAATTGAGGGGAGGAGAGGTCAAACTCGATAGAGATGGCCTAAAGAAAAATAAAAGAAAGGACACAGAATATATGAAGAAGAAAGAACAAGTTGGGAAAAGAAAATATAAGGTTGAGTTTACGCAAACAGAGACATTCATTGTTGATGTTTACGCGAAGAACGAAAAGGAGGCGAAGGCGTTAGCAACAAGGACATTTGACGCTGGAGACTATCAGGAACATGGAGATTGCGGGGTTGAATTGAATTGCGTTTATGATGTCACCAATACTGACGATCCGTTTTATCCTCAACAAAGATAAGGCGCAAAAATATGTATACACTTGAAATGCTGAGAGGAAAAGAATACTTGGGAAAATATGATTACTCAAACTCATGGTGCGAAGAATCAGACAAAATCCCAAGCGTAAAAGAGGCAGACAAAATGATGAAAGCCGAGCTGGACTATCGGGAGTCACCAAACTTGCGGGACGTTGTTCTGAATGTTTGGATGGCTGATGGTGATGAGTGGAGGTCAAAACTTGTGAAAAGCTTTTGCAAGTTTGTTGAAGAACCGAAGACAACTTACGCAACAAGCTGATAGTCCCTCCTCGTTTCCCCTCGTGACGGAGGGGAACGGAGGATGGATTTTGGCGATAGCCAGGACATCCTATAAACGGCAGCGCAGTCATATTGATTGCGCGAATGAAAATGAAAGGGAACACGATATGAAATATAAAGTGAGGGACATGGAAAGCGGCAAGGAATATGTTTGGTCGATAAAGCAAATGATAAACGAAATCAATAGGGATAGATCAGATACTTGGTTGCCTTATGATGCGAGCGATTGGATGGAGGGTTGGAAACATTGGGTGGAGGGTGAGGCGTTTGAGATTGTTAGCAGATAATCCGCCAAGGGTTCAAACCCCAACGGCTTTTCGCACTTGCCTATAAACGGCAGCTCAGCCTATAAGGACAATACAAAAATATGACAGAAGACGAAATTATCAAAGCCTACCTTTCGCGCCTAGGTAAGAAAGGCGGGAGCGTCAAAGGATCATGTAAGGCTCGCAAGCTTTCGCGGGAGCATTATGCCAAGGTTGGAAAGTCTCAGCGGGAGCGCTGGGATAAGTTTCGGCGGGAGCGTCAAACGGAAGCGCAGGCATCCAAACGGTAGCGTAGATACCCCTATAAGGGGTGTGTAGAACAGCCCTATAAGGGTGCTATAAACGGCAGTCTAGCGACCAATACGGCAACAGCAGGCTCGGTTGTCTAGAGGTTCAACCCTGAACTTGATAGTGTATTCTGATGGCTTCACCTGGTGTGAAGTATTCGAGCATCCATTCTTTGCTGACGATTTGCGCTTCGGTTTTGAAGTAGTCGCGTGCTTCTTGGCAATACTCATGGAACTCTTTTGTACTCTGCCATCGCAATCTTTCAAGTACAACCGCTTTTAGATTTAATTTTTCCCCAAGACTTGCCTTAATGTTTTTACCTAGTTTCGCAAATTCTTCTGGCGACCACGGCGGTAGGTTTATGATTTTCTTAAACCTTTGTTCTATTCGCTTATTGACGTACTCGCATCTTTCACGGAATGTTTCAAAATACTTGTTACTTAGAACGCAATTGCAGTCCTTGCATGAGTAGGTCCTTATCCCTTTAGAGTTAAGCGTGCCGTTTCTTACGATGCTGTCATCAAAATAGGATACCGCTATGACATGGTCTATTGAATTGGCCGTATCGCCACAATAAGTACAGATTCCTCTCTGTCCGAATAGATAATCTGGTATGAGATGCCTAATTTTGGGGGTATCCGCGTTCATTTTTAACATAAAAACCTCGCCACGGGGCTATAAACGCCAAAATAGGCCATCTAGGCGCGTCTTTTGGGCTGTACTCGTCACCAGTTCTTGCAGCTCCACGCGCGCGCCGTTAGCTTGTTGGGAGGGTTGCTATCGCACTTGTGTCTAGCCCTAAAGCTACGCCTACGCTCTGGATTGTTCTTCTTGATTGTCATTTTGGGGTCGCCGTATCGGATAACCTTGCTTTGCCCATTCTGGCAAGCTCGGACCACAAACTTTTTACGCTCTCCAGGTGTACGCCTAGGGCTGTTGCAAGGCAGTTCTCTAGGATTCATCATCTACCTCATCGGTATCCCAAACCTCAGGGCAAGCATCGTGGAGCGACTGTAGTGCCTTCTGGTGGCTTTCAAAGAAGCCTGACAGCCTCTTGACCTGCTCGGTAAGGCTGTTCCATTGCACTTCGAATACTTCATAGGAGCAGTTGGCATTCATATCGTCTACCAATTGACCTAGCAAACGTAGCACGCCATGCAACTGTGCATTCTCACGTTGAAGCAGGGCAATGAACTTGTGCGCTACCTTCAACTGCTCTCTATCGTGGTTCAAAACCACCCTTCTTGGCTTTCATCATGCGCCACACCTTGGGGCTGATGGTGCTTTTAGATTTAGGACGGCTAGTGCCAGCCTTGCGTCTGGCGTTAATGTTTGCATACAAACCAGGCTTACTGTTATTCATTTCACGATTGTACCACACCCACCACCTGATAACCAACTTCGTTCCTTGGCAGGTGTGAAGGTGTGCGAGCCAGCCCAGCCAACCCAGCCAACCCAGCCAACCCAGCCAACCCAGCCAGCCCAGCCCAGCCAGCCCTGTTTGTTCATTTAGGAGAACGCTACGGAAAGAACGCAGTGGTAGTGGGGAAGGGACGGGACAAAAGGAGTCCCTTTCCCCTACTTTCCTTCGCGAATTATTCCTTATATATATAAGGAGTCTGACTGCTCAATAAATGATAGTGAAATGAGAGTTAATTAGAAAGTAGACTGGTTGGCACTATATAAACCATTGTCTGACAATATCTTCTTAGCTTTATTTAGGCGTTTTAGATGCCTATAAAACGTGCTTTCTGCCACTTCCAGCTTTTCCATGATATGACGACATAAATCGCCAGCCTGCCACTCCTTGCTGCCCATCTCGGTTAGGAACCTTTTATCGTCAATTGCCTTGTGTGCACCTGGTTTCTTTAGCTTGTCTGGGTTAAGGTTAAAGTTCTGTCGGAACAGCGGGTAAGACCACTGGACAACGAATGCGTCCATGGGGCTGAAGTTTCTGAGTGTAACCTCACAAGTGAAGGTACGCTCGTCCTCCTCGTGTGGCGTTAAAACTACAAGGCTATCTGGGTTGCGTGCAAACACACCGCTACCACTGAACCTGTCGATGGCCTCGCTTCCGCTTTTATTGCCCTTGGAGAAGTGATGGCTCAGTATGATCGACAAATTGTGTCGGGTGGCTAGGTACTCAAACTCGTTCATCAGCGTTGACATATCCCCCGCGCTGTTCTCATCCCGATCACCCATCAGCATATAGTTTGGATCTAGGATGATCGCTTGGTATCCACGCCCCTCGATCTGTTTCTCGATCATGGGTCGAATGAGAGTAAGGTCAGCAGCGTAGCCTCGGAGCGTCCATACGTCGAAGTCGTCAACCTTGCCCTCCAATTGCTTTGCCTTGATCACATCTGCAAGTCGGTTGCGGAAACTCCACTCCTGAATTTCAAAGTTAATAAACAGCACGCGAGCCTGTTTGCATGACTGACCCCACCACGGAACGCCAGCGTGCAGTGACAACGCTAGGTCGATTAGACTCCAACTCTTAAACGCCTTGCTTCCTCCACCAAGCAACAGCTTCCCACCTCGGTGCAACATACCTTCGATCAATACTTCTGGCGCAGGTATGTTGTCCCTAACCAACTCTGCATATGACTTGATCGGCGGCCATTCGTCCACCTTTGGCTTTACTCCCAAAGCTACTGCTGGCTCTATCATTTCCCCTCCTTGCAGAACCACAAAAGGCTCTGTGTTTTGTCGTTTCTTTTAGCACCAGGAATCCTTACTGGTTGGCTTGGTTTGAAAGTTGCAGGGTCGCATCCCAACGGAACAAGGAAAGCTTTTAATTGTTCCAACCACTCATTCTTTTGTGGCATCTCGAACCAGCCGTGGAGACTCTTCCCGCCTGTGTCAACCACTGCGTAAAGTTTCATTCGGAATAAATCACGCATAAGTTGGAACACCGCGCCGATCTCTGGCTTGGTAAGCACATCCGACTCGACTACCAAATAAATCCTATGCTCAACCGTATCGTTCGATCTGCTGATTGTGCCATGCTTGTACGTTGCCCCAGTAGTGTACTGACCTATCGGTGCATCCAACTTCTTCCAATCCCAAGCTGATCGAAAGTTTTGTGGATGCCTTCCGCTGTCCTTGACATCCCCGATCCAGATATTGTCAGCGATGTTGAACAGTGACAGGAACAGGTGATACTCGGCTTCTGGATCTTCCAGCTTGACTGGACTCTCCTCAAACATATCGGCTGGGTCCCAATTGTAGTGCGTGAGATAACGTTGCCTGTTTGACTCTGCAATTGTCTTGAGCCTATCCAGTACCTCGGCCTCTGGATCTTTGACTAGGCGAATCGGTGCAGACGATCCAACCGACATGATATTGACAGGTCGATACAGCGGATCATTGAAGATTGCCTTGCGCAGTTTGCGATTTGCCTCGTCCCGATACGGCGTGCAACTTGTATGCCAGCAGAAGATCGTAGGTGCGCCATCTACAAACACTGTCGTATCCCTGACTCGTGTGTGGCTTGTATGTGCAGCCTCACCTGGGCATCTGCACAAGCCATGATTCTCGGACTGCCAATCGACTTGGCCTACGATCTCTTCAGCTTGCCGTTGTGCGGGGGTCATTTACCATCAACTCCAATTTCTTAATAAGCGCATTAGTAAATTTTGGCCTAATCCAATGTTGCGCTTCTTTTAATATATCAATAGCAATTGTAAATTTACGATTTAATTCATCGTACCTTCTCATTAGTGAAACATATTTACTATGGCTTTCAATCATTTCCTTTACTATGCCAACCTCAAATTCAGACAACTCAAACCATTCAGTTCTTCCAGAACCCTTCCAAGTTCTTCTTCGATTGTCTAATAAATTATGAGCGTGTACTTCTGTGCCGTTACAATAATCTGGATGTGAGCTATAAATAACCGAACAATCTCCACTCCCTATTATTGCGCATCTTTTGTCTGGATCTTTTGAGCATCCAATTTTATAGAAGCCACTCATTGCATTATCCTTGGCTATATAAACCTTGGATCTTCCAAGCCAATCCATGCTTTTTAATGCTGTCTTCATAATTAAAAATCAAACTGGCTACTGATTCAAGAGGGGAACAACACACTATTCATCCAACCCCGATGCAGGATCTCCCTGCACACCACATCGCCAGTTAGTTATTTGGTTTTCTCCTCCAACTCCATCGCCTTCTTGCTCGCCTCGACAATATCCTGCGCTGTTATATTACGCAGAGCATTGCACCACATCTGCGTCTTAGGGGTCTTATTGGTCGCATCCTTACACTTAGCCTGTGGCAACCCAGCGTGCGGTCGGCAAGGCGCGTGTGGGCAGGTATCGGGTTTGAACACCGACACGTTCTTAGGATAAAAACTCATACGATCTTTTGGATCGTAGCTGCCCCACAACGACACACACGGCGTATCCAGCCCAGCAGCCATGTGATTGACTGAGCTATCTGGCGCAACAACAAAGTCAGCCCCGCTGATAATCGGGAACAGCGAGCGCACAGTCTTGGTGCAGTTAAATAAGTCGATCACTCGCGGGTGATCTACCTTAAAGTTGTGCGAGTTATCCAGCCCAATAATCACAGCGTGATGTTTTGGGTAAGCCTCTAACAACGCCAGCACCGCCTCCTGCCCCATCGTTGGCGGGTAGGTGCGGGTTGGACCGCTAGACGAAACATGGTAGGCAAAGTATGGGTCTGGCAATGGCAATTTGCCCATCGCCTTTAACTCTTCGTGGTCTGGCTCGATGAGATGTAGAACTGGTTTACAATATTTAGCCATCGTCTTCTCATCCCATACACCCATCCACTCGTAGATCCGCTGGTAGCAGTTACCACCGCCAGTGCCCAGCTTTGTGTTGCCTACCTGCCCGCTGAATAAATCATCAGTAGGTAAGTGCGCATCGAAAGAATCCCAAGCTTCCAGCGAGGATGGCAACGGCCACAGCTTTGCACCCAGCCCAGCGTATAGAGGCAGGTTGCGAGCAGGCGCGTAAACTTCCACAACTCCACCCGACTCCTGCACCAAGTAGTTTACGAAGGCAGTAGCAATAATTGCGTCACCAATTGCCCCAGCGCGGTAGACGGCTGTTGCGCCACCAGCAGCGCGTCCTTTGTAGTACGGCTTGATCTTGTGTGGGCAAGGGATTGAATCATCCCAGATTGGTCCAGTTAGTTCATCGGGCAACACATAGGTGTTGCGCGGGTAGAGCATATTGTCATCGACTTTGTGAATTGCGTTTGTGTTATTTGTCCATAGTTTCATTTGTTATCCTCCATTATTTTGTTGATACATCTGATGATTTCTGACGCGACTTGCGGGACGATGGCGTTTCCCAATCCTTTAAGTCGGTGTGACCTATTGGGTATCCCATTAGCCACTCGACCCACGTTGGGTTCAGCGAGCCACGTTGCCACTCCTCTGGAGTTGTCCCGCGAATCTCTGGATGATTGCCCAGCATCTTCTGCATATTCCCGTTCGGAGTTCCCGCCGCATCCTCGTTGGCTGAAGGTGTCGGCCACATTCTCACTGCTGTCTGGAGTGTTGCTCCCCACTTCGTTCCGTTGGCTGATGTCCTCGTCTTTCCGTCCTCGGACACAGCCCCACTCCTTGCTCCTGTGTGCGCTCCTCTCGGACAGGCTGATGGAGTCGGCCACATCTGAGGATGCACAACTTGCTCCCGAAGATTCCCACTCCTCGATCTTCCCTCTCTGTTCTTCTGATTCGTCGAACAATCCTCCGATTGTCTTGGAGGCAGTGAGTCCATTGAGTTTGGAGTGGCCCACAATCCAAACCCTGTCTCTTCTGTGTGGCGCGTCAACGGCGCAAGCTGGAACAATGATCGGTTCGACTTCGTAACCTTGACTTTCCAAATCAGCGCACACCTGGTCGAGTGCCAAGTTGACGATCCCAGCAACATTCTCACCAATGATCCAAGCGGGCCTTGCTTCTTGTATAACTCGCAACATCTCAGGCCAGAGGTAACGGTTGTCATCCTTGCCTCGTTGCTTCCCTGCAACTGAGAATGGTTGGCAGGGAAATCCACCTGTGAGAAGAGTGACTCCTGCGTATAGCTCGCCTCGTACTTCGCGGATGTCTTTGTGGCACGGGACTTCTGGCCAATGCTTTTTGAGGACTGATTGTGCGTAGGGTTCGTTGTCACAGAAGCCAACGGTTCTATATCCATTCCACTTTGCTGCCAAGGCAAATCCTCCGATCCCGCTAAATAAGTCGAGGTGGGTTTTTTCATTCATACGCTCTGCATCTGGTAAGCGTGGTCAACCAATTCCCTAACGCATTTTGAATACTCTTCCTCGGCACTGCTGTAACAAAATATCTCGGTTGTAAATCCACCAGCTTCAAGCCAAAGCTTCCATCTCAAGTTCTGCTCATCCCACTCCTTCTTCACCTGCATCGCCAACTCATCCTTACTTTTCATTCCTCACCCACCACTTCCTTGCATACCAGGCTGGCTGCATCCACCATCGTGATTATCTGTATCATATCTATCGCGTGTCCGTGAGTCGCGCGATCCCTCTCAATCACAAGCTTATTGCGTGCAATTGAAAGGATCTCGCGCGCCCACTTGAGGCGATCTTTAGCCTCGACTTGCATCACGAACCAGATCGCATCCGAAACTTACGAGGCGATTTGTTGCTCTTCCCAGCAGCAGATAGTGCTATCGCAATCATCTGCTGACGCGAGCGAGGCGTTCCACCAGCACCGCGAGCCTTGCCCTTTTTCTTATTGTCCATCGCCAACTCATGCATATTCTTTGATACGTCTTTACCTAGCATATTCTATTCTCCTTATATGTTGTAATAGGGATTAGGCACTGATGGTGCTTGTACCCCGAAGCTTGGGTTTTCACATCTGCGACAATCGCGCAGGTCAAAGTCAAGTATCTCTCCAGTGTTGAGCATTACCGTGAATATCTTATTATGATCCATTCCGTAATCAGTAACCAAGAATGCAAGACCCTCACCTTTTGGAGTCATCATCCATAGCTCTGGATTGAGTTGGATCACGCCGTCTCCTCACCAACCACATCATCCCATGTGGCTTCTTCTCCATTCCAAACCTGCGATTGCGTCCGCAACCACTTAGGCTTTTCTGATTGCGTGGTGAAGCTTGATTCCCGCCAAAGAACATTGTTACCTGGAACAGCCGTGATGCGCCCATTGTTAAGCGCAATAAAATGGTGCGACTTGGTTTGTTGTGGGGTCATTGAAAATCCATCTCCGTAAGGCTCGGCTGTGAATAGGTAACGACCAACCTCCCAAGTTTTTTTGCTGGCGATCCATACCTTGCAGGACAACCCAATCAGATAATCGTACTCAATCGTTGTGAAGTTCCAGCCAAAACAATCCCAGCGTTGTGCATCGTTAATGTCCCAATCCATAATTGCAATCTCGCCATGAGCCAAAGCGTGCAATGGTAAGCCTCGGTACAGCGCACCGCACTTGAGCATTATTGTACAACCCCAAGCCCGCCCAGGTATTGCAGTCAGACCAAACCATACAGCGTCCTCTATGCCTTGCTTCTCGCCAGCAGATACAAACTCCATATCGCACTTGACGTACAGGTGGCGAGGCAGATTGGCAGCGTGGGTCATTTCCAGCTAGGTCCAGTAAACCAAGCCACCAACACCCAGCGTGTTCCCCATATTGGCGCACGCGCACGATGCTCGATGTAGGATGGAAACCAACAACCCGCCCCTTGCTCTCGTATGAACTTAGCGTTGTCAATGTCGGCCTTTACTTGTAGGCCACCGCCAAGGTATTCGGATGGTTCGGAAAGATTAACCACCGCAGTCAACTTGCGATCAGATCCAGTATAGGTATCAAAGTGCCACCAGAATTGCTGAAGCGGATTGTACTTCAGAATCTGCAACTGTTGCACGCCGCTAACATCAAACCTCCAATACTCCTCGTTAATTCCCACGGTAAGCTCACGCATGATGTTGTATATCCAATTATTATGTTGGGCGTAAGGAATCCAGCATGACGAACAACTTCTGGCAAACGACCTGCGCGTAGTTCCGTCCTTCTTCAATACAGTCGCTCGCTTCATCCCGATAACCTCTGCATCTTGGCGCAGCATCTCGCATTGCGTTTTAGTTAGGACATAGCGATCAACTGATGCTGTTAATACTTTCTGCTTAAACTCAATCATAGGTCAAGTTCCTTTCTTATGAAATCAATCAGTTTGAAGATGATGAACAACGCGCAGTAGATTGCCGATAATGTCATTGAACTGTAAAGTATAAAAGAAGCAATTACCCAAACTATTGTGCCAAGATCAAGTAGGCAGAACATAGTCGTTTTCCTTTAGCTTCCTTAACAGCGTCCTATTGTCGATCTGCACCCCGCTGGCTCTGCACCACCAGGATACAACACCAGTCTTAAAGTCACGCAGTAACTTCTGTACCTCGTGAGAGTTCTTGTATTCAAGTGCATCGTTGAGCGGCACGCCTGTGTGATCCTTAACAATCTTCATACCCTTAACCATCCCTCGCTTGCGCAGCATCCGCAGGTCGCGGATAGCTTGTAGCGCAACCTCCCCAGCCAACTGTTGAACCCTGTCATCGTAGTCTCCACGACATAACTGCGTGGATCTCACCGACCTAGCTCCACCAGCTTCGCGTCATCAGCTTTGATCTGGTTGGCTAACTTGGTTAGATCGTTTGATTGACCAGCGTAATGAACAATCATCGCATCCTTGTAGCGGTCCAATCCAAAATGCGACTCAACACTGGTCATACAATTGAATGACGGGTCAAGCTCGGTCAGCGGAATGTTCCATAAGTGCGCCATCACGTTGAGCCAGGTCTGCTCGGCAAAGTGGTTAGGATGCAAACCAATTGGCGGCATAGACAATATACCAACGGCCTTGGTATGGACTACGAACACGCCAGTGTTGACGTAGAACTTTGGCTCAATCACTCCACCAAAAGCCCCAGCAAGCTTGACCATATCTGGCTTGCGATCCAAGTATGCCCCCTCGTCAAAGGCGCAGAACACACCAGCGTCATCAGATAGCTTAGGGCAATCGGCTGTAATCAAAACATCAGCATCAACAAATGTAACTTGGTCATATCCTTTGGTTGCCATGATATTTCCAATTGCAGACTTAGAATATTGCGCTGGGTGCGTGAGTGGCTTGTCGATCAGAATGAAATCAGTGTTGTGGCGTTTGCAGTATTCCTCCATCCTTGGCCTAGTCAGATCAATAATCTTCTGCCAATCCTCACCAAATGATTGCGTTACTAATGCTTGCTTCATTTCTTTCTCCTCCGCTTAGATTTAACTTCTTTCCATACATCAAACTTTTCATCCAGCTCCAATGACCAAAGCATAAAGGTTCTGTATAGGCTGTATCCAATGCCAGCACGCAAAAGAGTACGACTTGTTGTGTCACCCAAAAAGTAGAACAATTTAGACAATGCTTGCTTCATTTGCCAGCGTCAAAATCTTCTGTTGCTTGAATGGACAAAAGGTCATCAGCCTTTTCCAGCAATTCCTTGCTTGGATTCTTGATGTCCTGAGTAGCAGTTGAAATTTCAATCTTTGACATAATCACATTGTTGACCACCTTGGCATAGCAATGTTCTCTATATCCAACTGGACCAATATCCTCGGTGATAGTATCAATCTCTGCATTGCCATACGCAGTATATTTTTCTCCATTAAATTCAAAATCAACGCTTACATCTTCCATAATCATAATCTTGTTACCTCTTTCTTTATTTGTGCCAACGTGAACAGGCATCGTACCAGCGCGCGCTCAAGATGGTCAACACTTGTTTC